CTCCTATCTATACCTGTTTTGCCCACAAAGTGAATTTGTCTAGACTTAACAGATAAGTACTATGCTACGTACCATCGCTGGAGGATATTCCGATGAAATATCCTATAGGGGGCAAAAATTGGTACTCCGAACTGGACTCGAACCAGTGTTTGGCGATTATCGGTCGCCTGTTCTAACCAACTGAACTATCAGAGCATTGTTTGGCGGAAGATGCAAGGGTTGAACTTGCACACCCTTTCGGATGGCGGTTTAGCAAACCGCTGTGGCTACCATTTCACCAATCTTCCATTTGTTCTTTGATCTCTTTTCTGAGATCTGCTTTTTCTTTTGCACGAGTTATAGCAACAGATTGGATTTCCTCTGCAACACCACAGTTACTACCGTGGAGCCTACATCGTCCAAACACTTTCTTGCAACGCAAAAGTTTCTGCATAAATCCTCCATAAAGTGGCGGAGAAGGAGAGAATTGAACTCTCAAGCCGTTTTACCAGTCAGCACCTTTCCAAGGTGTTTTCGTCACCTATCGATTTGCTTCTCCATATTGGGGTGGCTAGTGGGACTCGAACCCACATAGGGCTGCCTCACAAGCAGTATCATTATCCAGTTATGATATAGCCACACATGAGCACTCTCAAAGGAAAATGCTCAAATTTGGCAGGAGATGGTGGATTCGAACCACCGATGCTGATATCAAAGACCAGTGCCGTAACCGCTTGGCTAATCTCCTATACGCGCCTCGTGATCCTTGGTAATTTGTATATCTCTGTTGCAAATAGAGGCTAGTGACAAATACGGTAATCAAAAGACGACTTCGTGGATGCCTCCACTCTCCCATCGGATATGGCAGGGACCCTGGGATTCGAACCCAGAACCTGCGGATTTGGAATCCGCTGCACTAGCCAGTTGTGCTAAGTCCCTATAACGTAACGGGGCGACCCTGAATCGAACAGGGAACTACCACTGACGAGTGGCCTGTTTACCATTAGCCTATCGCCCCCTTATTTGGTGCGGCAACACAGGTAGTGATCCTGCTCGGACATGAAGAGTGATCAACTCCTTAAAATGCCAGCCGCAACATTAACCGGTATGTTTGCAGCCCCATCTTCGTGATGGCACGTTACCGCATTGTTTGGTACTCCCACCGAGGATCGAACTCGGATTTCCAGATTGAAAGTCTGACGGCCTGTCCATTTAGCCGATAGGAGCATTTTTTGGTGTGGTACTCTAAACAATTCTTCTGACGATACAGATGCCTCTTGTTTATTTCCCACATTATTTGGAGCGTCTAGAGGGAATCGAACCCTACTCTGCGAGGCTTGGAAGGCCTGCGACACACCTCGTGCTTAGACGCCTTAAATTGGTGGGAGTATCTGGGATCGAACCAGAGACCTCTCGATTATCGGTCGAGCGTTCTACCGCTGAACTATACTCCCATTAATTGGTGCGCCGTGATAGAGTCGAACTACCCGAGCCTTTTGAGCAACAGATTTACAGTCTGTCCCGCTACCCCTACGGTCTAACGACGCATTTAACCTTGTTTGAACTGAACAATATCTGTTGTGAATGGCTTACTCATAGGAGTAGATTTCTTATCATCAACATTAGTTGTTTCAGCTTCTTCATTCTCTTCATCGAAGTAATCAGAAAGCATTTGTTCACCTTTCTCAATTACAAATCGAGCAATATTTTCCCTGATATTGTCCTTTGTTGTAGCACTTGTCATAAGGTCTTTTAGCACTTTATGAGCATCAGGAATCATAGCAATCATATTGGTCTTAAGGTCAAGGATATTCTTCTCAAGCTGAATAGCATTAGACTCTTCTTTAAGGGGTCTACCTTTTCCTCTACGACGCTTTGTAAGTTGTTGTTTTACTGCCATAATAACCCCACTTATTAATGTTATCAGATTTAAATTTATCTGTCAAGGGCCATTTTATCATTTTTTATAAAAATATTCAACAACTTGGAGCACGGTAGGTGAATCGAACACCTGACATTCGGTTTGCAGCCGAAGCTGTTGCCACTCCAGCAACCGTGCTTTTGGGGGACCCGATTATTTCAATTCGCTCCCACACATTCGGGTCAAGACGTGTCCTATAGTCTTTCGACGCTTCCACAGCTCGGAGTAAACCCGTCCCGGCTGTCCTGTGAATTTGGCGAAGGCGGCAGGATTCGAACCCGCATACTCCAATTACTCGATTAACGACGGGTTAGAAGCCCGTTGAGATACGCCCTCTTAAACTGATGCGCCCTCCCGGACTCGAACCGGGAACCCTGGGAGCTTAACACCCATGCCTCTGCCAGATTGGACCAAGGACGCAAAACATTTATGTGCTGCGACTCTCTCAAAACACTTGTCGGGGGAAGGTCAAGAAATATCCGCGAAATACCCCTATCGTCACACCCTATGCAATGTCTGTCGTTTCGGTTTGCAACCCTTGCGACTTCTATTCCAAATGGAGAAAGCCCAGCCATAAATGTTTTGTGGAGCAGGGTGGTGGAATCTAACCACCTATGTATTCTCCACCGCACGTATGTAGCGGGGATATTTTCAGGTCTGGATGGACCTCGCGGTTGACAAACCGCCTACCCTGCATTGGCTTCTCGAACAGGAATCGAACCTGTACCGTCCCTATCGTGGGACCGCTCTAACCAAAGTAAGCTATCGAGAAATTGTTTGGTGCTCGCAGTAGGACTTGAACCCACGACCTTCTCCTTACAAGGGAGTTGCTCTACCAACTGAGCTATACGAGCAAGAAATGCTGTTTCCGATTAACAGCCTGGAGGAGTCAGCTAGCCATATCTTGTGAGCTAAGATCCTATATCCAGGATTTAAGTAATCAAAGAAATTTTAGCTTTATGGTTTAGAAGTTTCAAGTTTAAACATTAAGCTTTGAACGATAATCTTTGAATGTTGAATGTTGAAGTCTTTCGAATTCGCGATTCGACAATTTCGATCAAACCGCATCATTGTGCGGACTGACGGAAACATACGTTTAAGTATCATCCTGTACGATTATGTTCGGAGCAGTTTAACCTCCGGCCCCGGTAGAGGCAAGATGTTTCTGACTTCGCTAACCAAAAACAGCATTTAAAAACTTTACCAGCTATTCACAGGAATTACAAGATGTTAATCAAGAATTCCTGCAAATATTTTAGATTGATCCTTCAATCTCTACTTCAGTCCGTGCATTTGACTCGGAAAGAACAAAGTCAACGTCAGACTTAAAGTCTTCAATCTCTGCTTCCAGAGAACGAATGCGATCTGCCAGACCCAGTGGGTCAACAATGGAAGGAGTACCCATGCTACGAACTGGCGCTTCTACTACAGCCAACTGTGCAGCGTCTGGCGCTTTATCACGTTGGACATATGGAGCACGAGCAGCTTCAAGCTTCGCTTCGAATTCCTGTGTATCACGGTTCAGGCGAACCTGAGCATGATTATACTGAGACTTCAGTTTTCCAAGCAGAAGCTCTTTGAAAACGATGGTGCGTTTACGTTCAATCGCCTGAGCTACGGTCATAGACTCGCCAGCGATCTCAACTTTTGTTACAGCGTTTGACTGAACAACTTTCGCCTTCAGGTCGTCGCGAACAGCCAGAAGATCCTGAACACCCTGGAAGTCTGCCTGAGCAGATTTCTCGAAGTCCTCAACGCTCTGGATAGAGCCTGGGATCTGACGGTTTGCGTCAGTGCCTTTCGCGATGTGAATCGTGTTCAGCGCTTCGATACGCTTCTGAATCTTTTCCTCAACCTTGGTCAGGGTAGCCAGAGCGCGGGTTACAGACATCTTAGTAGACATAGAATTCTCCTCTCATGAAATTTAAAATTTGAGTTACTTCAAATATTTGCCGACATCCGTGTCGGCACTACGCATTAGTTTTTGCCAGTGTTGACAACAACGCCCTGGCGGTTAGCATCAGCTTTTGCGATTTCCAGACGGGTTTCGCGTTCAGCCTTCAGATCACCACGCGCTGCTTCAAGCTGTTCTGTCAGCATTGCAATACGGTCATCCTTAGCCTTGCTATTCGCAGTAAGTTCTGCAATTGCAACCTTGTGAGCAGATTCCAGATTTGCCTTAACCGCATTCAGTTCGATTGCAGCGCTACGTTTAACGTCGGCAACTGCGCTTTCTACAGCTTCAGCATTGTTCTGCTGAGAGATCGCCAGCTCTGCACGAAGGTCTTCAACAACACCCGGTTCTACAGCTACAAGGCCGCGAGCTTTCAGGATAGAATTCAGAACGGAATCTTCGTTTTCCAGAACTTTGATCTTCAGCTTGGATTTTTCTTCTGCCAGTTTTTCGTTGAACTGAACTTCAATTTGTCCCAGTTCCTGCTGCTTAAACTGAATTTCCTGACTGATCTTTTCAGACCCTTCTGCCAGAGATTGCAGTTCAGCGACTACTTTAGTCAGACCAGTAGCGGCAGTGGTTACTGCTTTAGTGGCACGTTCAGTTACGGAAATTACAGTTTTAGAATCAGTCATTAAGTTCTCCTTTGCGTTAAATTAGGTTTAAATACTACACTTACAGATTGTGTTTGTCAAGCGAATCTTTGATTATTTCTTCGGTGGTAGGGTTGTTTTCAAACCATGACCAATAATACCAAAGAACAAGCAGGAAAGAGATCACTGACATGATGATAAAGATAACACCGCCACTCATCGTACAACGTCCTTAATGGAGTCACAAACTTCACCAACGACGCCTGCGGTAGGTGATACGATAATCTCATCAGCGGCGTCAAGAACTTCTGCGGCTACATCTACAAAAGGTTCTGCAACAGTTGCCGTGACAACAACAGCAGTACCAACAATATCGCCAGCCATACGTAACAGGGATCCGAACATTTCGTTCTCCTTTTGGTTTAGATTTGAAACGAGAGCACTTTCGTCCATTTAAGCTATCGCCCTGTGCCACTACGCGAGCCGGGCCAGCAAGAACGGGAGTCGAACCCGTATCTCTCTCATTTCAAACTTGGTGGGGCATGAAGGATTCGAACCTTCGACCTTCGGCTTAAGGGGCCGCTACACTAACCGCTGTGTTAATACCCCGAAAACATGCCCGTGTTTTTAAAGACGTTTCACGGAATCGTCATTCCCCATGCCGGAGAAATTACTTTTTCTTCTTACTCTTCGTGGCTACGGTTTCAACAACCTTAGTTTCCTTTACCTTACCAGCACGTTCACGCTTGGTCTTGCCTGTGCGGATGCGGTAAGAAGCAGAGATAATCTGACCACCTTCAATCCGGGTTTCGGATTTATACTCGCCTTTACGGCGATCGAAAACTGATACGGTTTTCTCTACACCACCGAGACGCACATCGTGCGGCGCAGAATGAGTCTGAGTAGACTTCGACTCAAACTGGAAAGGCTGTTTGATAGCGTCGATGGCGGATACTTTCTTAGCAGTATTTTTCTTAGTCATAATTTTCTCCTTTGCATTTTATTTGGGAATTTGTCCCGTTTATGTTCATGAGGATACTAACTCAATCAGATATCCTCGTCAACATTTTTAATTGGTGGCCCCCGGAGGATTCGAACCTGCCTACCTCTCGATTATGAGTCGATTGCTCATACCTAATGAGCTTGAGGGCCTTATCGTTCAGAGTGGAATTGAACCACTGACCTTGTCCGTATGAAGAACCTGCTCTACCAACTGAGCTACTGAACGCTTGATGTGGTAGATATTATAGATCACCTGTTTCATTGTCAACGTCTTTTTTACTATTACTGCAAATAAAACAGAAAATTTCTCTTTTAGGACCTATGTACTCCTTCCCGCAGTTAGTACAGGCTGAATGATAATACATACCCCGCAGACTTTCACCAGGCCAGTCTCTTTCAGAGAATGCGATGCAGTAATTAGAGGTCAGGTCGTTCATCAGTGTATACCTCAGGGAACAATTGTCTTGCCCTAGCCTTCATTTCAACAATGATGTCATTCAGTCTAAGGCTGAGGCTATGCATTCTTTCTAGAGTTTCCATATAATGCCTCTCAGAAGTCTGGGTGCTCGTCAGAGTGAATACCCTCTCCGAAACCAACGAAAAAATCTACGTCTTCAGCCTGACGAATTCCTTCGCCGTAACCAATAAAGCCGTCAAATTCATGTTTCATCGTTTTGCTCCTTTTCGTTTTGAACGATTGATTGCCGCTTCAGCACGGCGTTGTTTTCGATTCTTAAATTGTTCGGAAGATTCGGAGAGCGTATTTGATTGTGAGATCTTCATCATTGGGGTAGAAATAGTATAATCCACCTTCTTCACCGAAGGAGGCAACGTATTTCCAGGCTTCAATTCCAAAACCAGTTGTAGAAAAAGCGATCTCATCCGCTTCATCAGTGGCTTCATCCAGTTCCCTATGATTCGATTCGTGTTCAATATACTCTCCGTTGTCAGTTTTGTAAACGAGTTTTAGTTTAAACATAGTGTCCTACCGTGTAAGTTGTTAAGAGTCAAGTTATTTTGATAACTTAATCTTACCAGCGGACACCTTTTTTGTCAATCCATGATACCTGAGTCGTTGACACCACGCCGGTATTCTGCTATAGAAAGTGCTCTGATACGTTCTATGAACTCATCATCAGTTTCCCATTCACAGTCATCATCGTAATATTCATCAAGACCATCTTCAATCTCAGGAACCCAAGACTTCTTTTGGTCTTCATGAACAGATGCCCTGTTAAAATCATGTTTCGAGACTAAATTACGCACTGAAATCAGACCCCTTAATCTGTTTTGCGGTTTCAACGAGATCTACATTTCCCGTTTTCGTGTTTACCCAGCGGGTTTCGGTCTTTGTTGCGTGCATTGTATGTCCACAACCAAAGGAAATGATGCAAACACCTGGTCCATGAGCCTCAAGATCGGCTTCAAACTCCTGTTTACAGACTTTACATTCCATCATTACGGGTCCAAACATTTTAGGCTCCTTAATATAATACGGGTTTGTCGGTGTATTATTACATGTCAGGCAATCATGTACCGGGACTTCATGCCACTTGCATGGATTTTCCATAGTGTACCTATCAGAAAAGCCCCCTAAGGGGCTTATTGATTACAGTTGAGCGGCTGCGCGTTCACGAATCGTTGTCAGATCTTCATCGACAATAAGTTTACCGTTGTAGAACACACGACGCAGTTCGTTATCGTCAGACTGTACATCTTCAAGCTGACAATTGTCAATCAGTTCTAACTGACCGAACATGTTGCGAACAACTTTGAGGAAACCTTTCGCAGATTTCTTACCGAGGTCAGTCTTAGGCTCTTTGACAACCATGATCTGCTGACCATCAATCACAGCGCCAGTTGCTTTCACAGCCATACCCAGTGAATCACGGGTTGTGTACTGGGTGGTAAAGGAACCAACACCGTACACGATATTGCTGGATGCAAAGCCTTTATCTTTCAGACGTTCAAAGATGTCTTTTGCACGAGCAACAGTGATGGAATCACCATAGATCAGACCTACATGACTGTCCAGAACTTTGTAACCCTTGGAGTTAACTTCACCACCAAAGATTTCCCACAGACACTGAATTGCACCCTTAACTTCATGCTCTTCAAGACCTGAAGGTTGGAAGTCGAAGTAGGCATTATCTTCATCGTCAACAAGAATCCGGTAGTATTTACCTTCAATCTTGGCAACTTCTGAATTTGAATCTTCCTGTAGTGCTGAGTGTGCATCAGACCAGTCATCAAACTCACCGAGGCTACGATAGCCTGCAATGATATGTTCAGGAATGCCGGAGTCAGGACGGAAAACAACACGACCATCACGTGCCATGATTTCCTGTTTCAGGATCGCTGCTGCTTTGGTGATAATAGCCCAGAAATCATAGCTGTCTGCTACGTAGGAAACAAAACCTTTCGGGAAAATTTCCGTGATATAGCGTTTCAAGAACTCAACTTCAGCCAGAAAACGTTTCTGGTCGAGGCTCATAAACTCTTGTGTTACAGTATTCTCTTCGATTTCTTTTACAATAAAGCCAATGTTCGTGGTTGCAACAGAGTGTTCTGATGCGGGAATAGAACCAGCAACGAACTTGCCTTTCATGTTGTAATAACGACGAGCATACAGAATCGCTGGGATAGTGTCTGTACCCATAGAGTTGATCAGTTGACCAAATTCGCTCTGTGCTGCGTCGTGAGTACCAGCTTCACCGCGATATGCGAAGCAGTGGTTCTGGAATGCAACATGGTCGTTGTTATCACAGGTCTCAGCAGCCCATTTTTCAGACAGCTTGCGATACTGCCAGAACGTCGTTGCAGTTGTGATAGTTTTCCAAGTTTCTGCGGAGATCACACTTTCCAAGAAGTTAGGCAACCAGTAAAAATCCGGGTGCGTATTCTGGATTGTAAACATTGGGACCTGAACCGGAGAAAGCGTTCCTTCTGGAAGAGCACGGATTTCCAGAGGAAGATAACCGAGATCATGAAGAGCCTCAAAGCCCCAGGTTTCTACCATGCCAATGCCGATGCTGGAGTCGCAAACCTCACGATAATCAGCAACCGCTTCTTCTTTCGGGAGGTTGAAGAAGTTATTGTTGAACATGTCGATAAGGAACCACTTAATAAATCCCTGAAGGCCAGCAAACATGACACGCTGGTCGTTATCAGCGAAGTGGATGAAGTGCTTCGCATTACGAGGGGTCATGTTATCCTGAACAATTTCAGAACGTTTATCATACATGGAGATGTGTGAAGGTTTGTAAAAGTCAGCGAACAGGATAGGACTTTCTTGATTAAGCATGTTTTGTTTCTCCTTTGTTTGTTTAATAGGGCGATTGTACGCCCACTTATTCATTTGTCAATTAAAAGTTTTCGGTCCAGTCGTGGTACGCGTAGATTTCATCAACGCCGCCTTCGTAGATAACTTCTTTACCGAAGGAAAAGATACCGTGAGTTACGTAAAGAATAACACGTTTTGCTCCTTTTGCCTTCAATGCTTGTGCCAGGGCAATGAATGTGCGACCACCATCGCAGATATCATCGACAATAACACACTCGCGGCCTTCAACATCACCGAAAACAGCAGTCCCGGTAATTTCATTTGTCTTCAGGTCACGCACTTTTCCAGCTTCTACTAGAGGTAGGCGGAGACGATCGGAAACTTTCTGAGCTTTTTTACGTGCTCCGGCGTCAGGTGCAACGATAACAACATCTTTTCCAACCAGGCCTTCATGGAATTCCGCAATAAGAGCATCCTGACCACGAATTTTAACGTTGTTAAGCAGTGCTGCGGAGACATCGCTGTGCGGATCATCTACAATTACCTTATCAAAACCGAGCGAGTTGACGATATTTGCGAAAACTTTGATGGATAACGCTTCACCAGGTTGCATTACGCGGTCCTGACGTGCATATGGGATGTACGGTAGGTGCAAAGTAAATTGTGCAGTATGATGGAGACCTTCAAGGCGAGAACATGCATCCACCAACATGCACAAGGCCATAACATCTGAAGAATTTTTAATTTTTGCAGTTATTTCCACAAAACCAATGCTACCCTTCGGCGCATGTCGGAGATCAATTTTCACGTTTTCCTCGCCACCCTTGAAGGTAGAGTGGTCAACAGGCACTACTAGGTTGTTCAGACGAAGTTCTAAACTCATTTTTGTTTCTCCTTTATCATTTCAATTGCTTTTGGTATTTCTGATTCAAGTATGGTCTCCGTGTAACCATTTGGCAACCACTTTTTATCGCACGGGTATCGTTTCAAAGAATTTAAGATAAATTGCTCTACCTCGTAGGCATCTTCATGAGTGTCAAATTCTGCTGAAAATAAAATTTCATGCTTAAAGCAGCTACCGTTTCTTTGTTGTCGTCTTCTCTTCTCAGGGTCTACAGCAACACCTACCTTTCCTATTGTAAGGTTCGGTGATGAAAGCCTTTGA